CCTTCGAGGCTACCAGGGCGGCAGCGGCACGAGGGCGGCAGGAGGTCCGGGCGCAGCAGGAAGCCTTGCAGCGTCTGCGCGGCGTCCTGCGGGAGTCGGGCGGCGATCTGGACGAGTTCTTGTCGCGCCAAAACCGTTTCGCCACCATCATCGACCGCGCGTCGAAAGGCTTCGCCGAATACGGTCAGGAGGCCCGCAAAGCGGCAGCAGCGAATGACCGGCTGGTCCAGTCGCAGAACCTTGCGGACAGTTCGGCTCGCAGGCTGGTGGGGACCACTCGCGATCTCGCTCGTGCCAAGGCGGACGGGGCGCGCAGCACGGGCATCTTCTCGAACGCTATCCGGGAGTTCTACGGCGAAACCCGATCTGCGCTGTCGTTCACCCAGCGTCTGCGCGGTGAAGTCCTGTCGCTGGTCGCAGCTTATGGGGGCTTCTTCGCGGTCATCGACCTCGTTCGGAACGTGGTCAATTCCTTCCAGACTCTGGAGGCTGCGACGAACAGGCTGAACGTCGTGTTCCAGGGCGATGACCTCGCGGTCACGAACGAACTTGACTTCCTCCGGCGCAACGCGGAACGGCTCGGGATCGAGTTCGGGGCCTTGGCCCAGGAATACACCAAGTTCGCCATCGCCACCCAGGGGACGAACCTGGAGGGAGCGGAGACCCGTCGCATCTTCATCTCGGTCGCCGAGGCCGCCCGCGTCAACAACCTGACGCTGGACCAGCTTCAGGGCACCTTCGTCGCCCTTACCCAGATCGTGTCGAAGGGCTCGGTCTCCATGGAAGAGCTTCGCCAGCAGCTTGGCGACCGCCTCCCCGGTGCGATCCAGATCATGGCGGCGGGTCTGAACGTCGGCACCGACGAGCTTATCAAGATGATCGAGCAAGGGCAGGTGTCGTCTGACGCCCTGTCCAACTTCGCTGACGAACTCGACCGTCGTTTCGCTGACGCGCTCCCTGAAGCCTTGGAGACCACGAACGCCGCCCTGGGTCGGTTCCAGAACGCTCTGTTCCAGACTTTCCTTCGCATCGGCGAGGGCGGGGCAATCCGGGGCTTCACCGATCTGTTGCGCGATCTGACCGAGACCCTGGACTCCGCGCAGTTCCGGGACTTCGCGGATCGCGTCGGCGCGGCTCTTGGGACCCTGTTCGATGTCCTCGGCTCGCTTGCCCAGAACTTCGATCTGGTCATCATCGCGGCCACCACCTTCATCGGCTTGAAGATCGCACCGTTCGTTGTGGCGATCCTTGTCGTGCTGCGGCAACTTCCGCTGACCATCGCCACGGTTCGCGGCAGCTTCGTAGCGCTGCAAGCCTCCATGCTTGCCACCACCGGCACTCTCACGGGAACGGCAGCGGCGGTCACGCGGCTGCGCGGGGCACTGACCCTTCTCATGTCGAGCACCGGGATCGGGCTCCTGGTGGCGCTGATCGGCACGGGGATCGGGCTCTGGATCACCAGGACGGAAGATGCCACCGAGGCGCTGCGCCAACACGAACAGCTTCTCGATCAGGTCCGCAACGCCTATGACGAGGCTGGCGGGTCGGTCGAGGCTTGGCGGCAGCAGATCGAAAACCTGACCACCACCCAGGCGCGGTCGAACCTTCAGTCGCTCCAGGTCGAGCTTCGCGCCCTGCAACAGCAGTTCCGGGACGCGATTCCTCGTAACGTCCTGGGCGGCGCTGTCGGCGCGGGCGGGGGGTTCTTTACCGAGGTCGACGCGCTTTTTAATCAGTTCCGCACGGGGACCATCGACGCTGACGCTTTTGTCAGTCAACTCGACGAACTGAACGAACGGTTTCGTGAACTGTTCCCGGTCAACGAACAGTTCGCCGAGACCTTTGACGAGATCGCTCGTCAGATCGCCGTGGCGTCTGGCCGCGTTGAAGAGGCCGACCTGATCCTGGTAGCCCTCACCGGGACGGAAGCCGAGGCTCGTGAAGCTCTTCGGCGACTGTCGGGGCAGATCGAGACCACCGGGGACGCGGCGCGTTCGGGCACCGAAGACCTGGATCAGTGGCGGGAAGCCATCGGCAAGCTGCGGGAGCAGGTGCCCAGCCTCGCCGACGAGATCGAAGACCTGGATCGCCGGTCGGAACTGGAGAACGCCTACCAACAGACGCTGCGCCTCGCGCGGACGTGGGGTCAGGTCCTGGAAGCCTTCCGGCTCTACCAAACTGCCTTGAACGACTTCGACGTGGAAGACTTCATCTCGAATCTCCAGGGGGTCGGCGGTGGCACGGCGGGGCTCGCTGCCCAGATGATTCGGGGCTTCGAGGGGTTCCGCGAGACTCCTTACTACGATGTCAACGCCTTCCGCATCGGCTATGGTTCGGACACGGTTACGCTTTCGGACGGAACGATCCGGGCCGTGACCGAAGGTATGCGGATCACGCGGGCGGACGCTGACCGAGACCTCGTTCGGCGGATCATGCAGGAGTTCACTCCTGCGGTTGAACGCGCCGTGGGCTCCGAACGGTTCGCGGGGCTCGATCCTCGCCAGCAAGCCGTGCTGACCTCTCTGGCCTACAACTTTGGTGCAGGAGCCTTCCAGCCCGGAGAATCGCTCGCGGGGGTGGCCGAGGCAGTCCGAAACGGTTCTGCGGAAGGTGTGGCGGACGCGATCCGGGCACTCGGTTCGTCTCAATTCGAGCCGACCTCGGAAACGGGCCAAGGTCTTATCCGGCGTCGGAACCAGGAAGCGGCACTCTTCGAGTCGGGTGGCGAACTCGATCTGAGCGGGTATGTAGCCGCGCAAGAGGAGTCGGCTCGTCTCGCTGAAGAAGAGGCCGAGGCTCGGGCACGGGCGGCGGAAGCGACTGCCGAGACGGTCGACAATCAGCGGTTCCAGATCGCCCAGCAGGAGTTGATTGCGGCTGGTCAGGAGCGCGAGGCGGCGGTCCTGGAAGCCCAGCGGCAAGCGCGGCAACAGAACGCCGACATTACCGAGGACGAGCTTCGCCTGATCGGCGAGCAAGCTGGTCGGCTGTTCGATCTTCAGAACGCGGATCGGCTTCGCAATGCCGAGCGGGAGCGGGCCTTGGCCCAAGAAGAACGGGTCAACGAGCTTCTGCAACTGCGGCAGCAGCTTCAGGCTGAACTCGACGCGGCCCAGGCTTCCGGCGCGAATGAAGAAGCCCTCTCGGGCATCCAGGACCAGATGGCCGAGGTCAATCGGCTGTTGCAGGAAGCTATCGAGAACGCACTGAACTTCGCCATCGCCATGGGCTCCAGCGACCCGCAAATCCAGGCGCTGATCTCCCGTCTTCGCGCGCTTCAGTTCCAGGGCGTCGAGTCCGGGAACCGGATCAGGCTGACCTACGAACAGGTCGAACAAGCTCTGGCCGGATCGCTGGTCAACGCGGCCAACACGTTCGCGCAGTCGCTGGCCGAGGGCAAGAGCGTGACCGAGAGCCTGCGGGACGCCTTCCTCCAGTTCGCTTCGGACTTCCTGCGGCAGATCGCCCAGATGATCCTCCAGCAGCTTGCGCTGAACGCGGCTAAGGGCATCCTCGGTGCGTTCGGCTTCGGCGAGGGGCAGGCTATCGTTCTGCACTCTGGCGGCGTTGTCGGCGCGCGGGGGACGGCTCGCTCGGTCGACGCCGGAGCCTTTATGAACGCCATGCGCTACCACTCGGGCGGCATCGCGGGCCTTGCTCCTGGCGAGGTCCCTTCGATCCTGAAGCGGGGAGAAGAGGTCTTGACCCAGGATGATCCGCGCCACGCTTTCAACGGTGGCGGGGCCACGGGGTCGCCGCAGTCGGCTCGGATCAAGATCGTCAACGCCATCGACGGTGGGCAGGTGGTGTCCGAGGGGCTGAACACGGCAGCAGGCGAAGAAGCCATCCTGAACTTCATCCGCGCGAACGCTTCGTCCGTCCGCGCCGCAATCGAGAGCTAAGGGATGTTCGTCTGGCCGCACCCCCCGAACTGGTCGCAGGGATTCGAGGTAACGCTTCGGTTCCTGACGGACATCAACGTGTCTAGGAACGGCAAGCAACAGCGGATCGCCCAGCGGTTCGAGCCCCGGCTTGCGTTCGAGTTCACGTCCCTGGCGAAACGGAGCAACTTCACCCAGGTCCAGAGAGAGCTTTTCCTGGAGCTTCGCAACGAGATCGTGATGCCGTTCTGGCCGGATCGGCGCTACCTTGCGAGCGCCGCCAGCGGCACCACGGTCTCCGTCACCGAGGTTCGCCCTTGGATGGAGCCCGGAGCGACGCTCTGCATCGTCCAGGACGGCCACGGCGAGGCAGGGACCATCGCCAGCCGCACCGGCACCACGATCACCCTCTCTGCCGCGCTGACGGGCTCCTGGGCCGCCGGAGCGAGCGTCCTGGAGGGGTTCAAGGGTCGCATGGACCAGAAGACCACCCAGCGGGGATACACCAGCGAAGTCAACGCCGTGAGCGTGGCGTTCGAGGTCACGCCAGGGTCCGAGCCTGACTATGACTTCGGGACCCCTGTGTCGACGTTCGACGGGCTGGAGGTCTTCGATTTCCCGGTGAATTGGGCGGCAGCGCCTCGGGTCGAGATTGAAGACCCGCGCTTGATGCTGGACTACAGCTATGGGGTCCACCGGGTCTACCACCCCTTCGACTTCCCGACCGTGATCCGGCGCTTCCAGCTTCTCCGAAACGGTTTCGGTGCAGCCAAGGATGTCGAGAACTTCTTCCGGCGGCATCGCGGTCGGCAGAGGGAGTTCTACATCCCGAACCTTCAGCGGGACCTTCGGGCAATCGCTGGCTTGACGGCAGGCTCCAACACCCTGTCGGTCGAGGACTCGGAGGTCGCGGCATACCTGACTGGCAACACGGTCCATCGGGCAATCGCAGTCAAGACCCCCCTCGGGTGGCGCTACAACCAGATCGTGAGCGCCGTCGCGGGGTCGGGCTCGACCATCATCACCATGCGGAACAACTGGCCGGAGACGGTGCCCCGGTCGAGCGTCGGCATGGTGGCCTTCCTGAACGTGGCAAACTTCGCGTCTGACGCCTTCTCCTTGGAGTGGGTCTCTGATAACGTGGCGACCACCGTAGTCACCATTTCCACCCTGGAAGACTTCTGGAGCGCCGCATGACCACCTATGATTCGATCACCAGCAGCAAGCAAAACGCCGCGCCCGTCAACCTCTTCACCTTTTCCGGTGCAGCGGACTCCGAGTTCGTGGCCGAACGACTGATCCGCTCGGTCTGCCTGATCCCCGGCACGACGGAGTTCGGATATGGCACCACCACGGTCAGAAAGACCGATGGCGGCATCCATGAGAACTCCTATGCAGGCGGCGAGATCACCGACTTCGTTCGTTCGATGGAACAGCTTCTGGAACGAGCCCCGAACCTTGTCCATGTGTCCGTCGTGGTCGCGTGGCACGGGGATGATCTTCGGATCGGGAACTGCCAGATCAAACCCAAGGTCGACCGTGCGGACAAGCCCACAACGCCCTACGTCTGGCAGGTAGGGCCGACGACTCGGGGCACGGCAGAAGTGGTCAGCTACATCTCGGGGAACCCGGCAGCGGGCGGGGCTCCTTCGGATCGGAGCGTCTACGAGTGCATCGTATGGCTGAAGAGCAAGGGGATCGCCGTCACGGTCTACCCCTTCATTCTTATGGACGTGCCGCCGGGAAACTCGCTGCCGAACCCCTACGGCGGGACCGGCCAGCCCGCCTATCCCTGGCGGGGCCGGATCACCTGCTACCCCGCGCCAGGGGTTCCCGGTTCTGTCGATCAGACGGCAACCGCTGCCACCCAGGTCGCGAACTTCTTCGGCACGGTGGATGCCATCGACTTCGGCTGGAACGGCACGAGCAAGACTGTCACCTATTCGGGTCCCGCCGGAGAGTGGAGCTTCCGGCGTCACATTCTGCATCTGGCAACCATCGCGGACGCGGCGGGAGCCGATGACTTCCTGATCGGGACCGAGATGGTCGAGATGAACCGCATCCGCTCGGCGCGGTCCACCTTCCCTGCGGTGACGCAACTGATCTCCCTCCTGGGCGAGTGCCGCGCGATCCTGGGCTCCGGGGTCAAGATCAGCTATGCGGCTGACTGGTCGGAGTGGAACGGCTACCGGCCTGGAGACGGCACGGGAGACATCCACTTCCATCTGGACGCTCTCTGGGCACACCCCGACATCGACTACATCGGGATCGACAACTACATGAAGCTCTCCGACTGGCGCGCCGGTGTGGACCACATCGACGCGGAAGCCGGGTGGTCTTCGATCTACGACCTGAACTACCTTCGGTCCAATGTCGAGGGCGGGGAGGACTACGACTTCTTCTACGCCAGCCAGTCGAATCGGAACAACCAGATCAGGACCCCGATCAGTGATGGCGGATACAACAAGCCCTGGGCCTACCGGCAGAAGGACATTCGCAACTGGTGGAAGAACACCCACATCCACCGGATCGACGGCGTGGAGACGACGGCCTCGGCCTGGGTGCCCGAGTCGAAAGCGATCACCTTCACCGAGCTTGGGTGCTCGGCCACCAATCGCGGAGCGAACCAGCCGAACGTGTTCGTCGACCCCAAGTCTTCGGAGAACGGCTTCCCCTACTATTCGCTGGAGGTCCGGGACGATCTCATGCAGCGCGCTTTCCTGGAGGCCGAGCTTTCCTATTGGGAGGCCAACAACGAGCCGGGAATGATCGACCTTGACCGAATCTCGATCTGGGCTTGGGACTCGCGCCCCTACCCTGATTTCCCGAACGCCAGCGACTTCTGGGGCGACGCGGAGAATTGGGAATACGGGCATTGGCTGAACGGCAGGCTCCAGATTCCGAACCCTGTCGCGGGCACCATGGAGACCTTCCGCTATACGAACGCGGCCAAGCCCATCGAATATGGCGGGTTCACCTACACCCCGATCCCGATCAAGCCCGGAAGGACCAAGACGGACGGCTCGCTGGAGCGGTCCAGCTTCGAGGTCATGGTCCCTCGGGACGGCGAGCTTGCCTCCATGTTCCGCCAGTTCCGGCCTGCCCACCCCATGGTGCTGACGATCCTCCAAGGCCACATGACGGACGGGACCATGCTCTTCGTCCCGCGCTGGCATGGGCGGATCACGTCGACCAAGCGCCGGGGTGAAGAACTGATCGTGCAAGGCATCCCCAGCGCCGCTGCACTGGCGCGCGCAGGGCTGACCCGGAACTATCAGGTCGGATGCCCCCACGTCCTCTACGGCCCGCTCTGCCGAGCGGACAGGGACGCGGCGACGGTGATCGGCACCGTGGTAGGGATCAGCGGCACGGACCTCACCTTGGCAAGCTCCTGGAACACCTTCCCCGTGGCGAAGTATGTCACCGGCTATGTCGAATGGACTCGGGCTGGATCGCAGATCGAGCGTCGCCGCATCCTGGCGGCCACGTCGACCGTGCTCACCCTCTCGGGGCCTGCCACCGAACTTTCGGTATCCGACACGGTGAAAGTGGTGCTAGGCTGCGGACAGACCGTCCAAGACTGCCGCGACCTTCACCAGAACATCCAGAACTGCGGCGCTTGCCCGACGATCCCCACCAAGAACCCCATGGGGTCCAACACGAACAACTTCTACTAGGGTCGCATCATGGCTTTCAACTTCCTCGTCCAGCTTCTGATCGGCCTCGCGCTCTCGTTCATCTCGTATCTCCTGGCCCCCAGGCCGAAGACCTCGAAGCCGAACGAAGTGCAGGACCTGGAGAGCCCGACCGCTGAAGCCGGGAGGCCGATCCCGGTTGTGTTCGGCACGGTCCTGATCGAGAGCCCGAACGTGCTCTGGTATGGGGACAAGAGAACCGAATCGAGGAAGTTGTGATGGCCGACAAGCTCACCATCCACGATCTGCGGGCCGCCGGTTTCTGTGTCACCGGCATCAAGGATCACTACGAGAAAATGGGTCTTGACCAGGACTTCCGCTCGTTCGTTCGCAACGGCCTGGACATCGAGTCCGCTCGGCTGATCGACGACGCGCATGTTCAGCGCGGGATCGAGAAGGCCGAAGAGCGGATCGCGGCCAAGAAGGGGGCCGAGTAATGGGCGGCGGTGGCGGCGAGAAGGGCGGTGGCGGCGAGTATTTCCGATACTACCTGTCGCTTCAGGCTGGGATCGCCCAGCAGATGGACGAGATCACTCAGATCATCCTGGGAGATCGCGCGATCTGGACTGGCAGCGTGACGCAATCGAAGGTCTTCAACGTCAACAAGGAAGACCTGTTCGGTGGCCCGAAGCGCGAAGGCGGCGTCCTTGGTGCGATCACCGTTATGATGGGCGAAGACCACCAGTTCATGCCGCCCTATCTCCTGGCGAAGTTCGGCGCGGTCGCAGACCTGATCCCGAGCTATCGGGGCACCACGACTCTGTTCTTCCATGAGTCGGTCAAGGCCGAATACGACGGCGCGCTCCTGGGGGATATGTATGACGTGGGGCAGGACTCCGCGTTCGACATCACCGTGGCGCAAGCTCCCGGCTTCTTCAACCTGACGTTCCCGATCCTGGGGCTCGGCACGACGACGACGGGCGGGGCGGGCTTCTACTTCCAGGCCAACAACCCCTATCTCCGGGAACTGAAGGTTGTCGGTTCGCGCCGACCGAAGGGCCTCACCAGGAAGTTCGCCGGGATCACTCGCTCGGGCACGGTCAAGGACGCGAACCCGGCACACATCATCTACGAGCTTCAGACGGATCGAGACTTCGGTGCCGGTCTGCCGATCTCGCGGGTCAACGTCGAATCGTTCGAGCTTGCCGCGCAGACCCTGTTCAACGAAGGCTTTGGTATCTCGCTGAAATGGATCAGCCAAGGCAAGGTCAAAGACATGATCCTGGAAATCCTGGATCACATCAACGCTCTTGTCTACGAGGACCCTCGGTCGGGCCTCACCACCCTGAAGCTGCTGCGGGGCGACTATGTGGTGGACGATCTGCCGGTGGCGGATTACTCGAACTGCACCGTGACCAGCTTCCAGCGGAAGCAAGAGGAACTGGTGAACGAGATCGTCGTGACATACACGAACCCGGACACCTACGAGGAAGCCTCGGTCACGGTCCAGGACCTCGCCGGGATCGCTGCCGAGGGCGGCGTGATCTCGACGGGCCGGAACTATTACGCCGTCCACAACCCGAACCTCGCCAAGACGCTCGGGGAGAGGGACCTTCGTGCCGAGAGCTACCCCCTGGCGACTGCCGAGGTCGAGTTCCTGCGCGAGTTCTGGGACATCGTTCCCGGCATGGTGCTGAAGCTGGACTCGCCGGAAGACAGTGACGCCATGGTCATCATGCGCGTGATGAAGGTGGACGACGACACCACGGGAACTGGCCCCATCAAGGCCAGCTTGGTCGAGGATGTCTTCTCCCTGGCCGCCGCTCCGATCTTCAGCAGCCCGGACCCCATCATCGACTATGACGACGGCGACGCTGAAGAGGCCGCCCACGTCCAGGCGTTCACCATGCCCTACACCATCTCGGTTCGGGCGGGGCTGATCGTGCCCGGAACGGACAACTACCCCACGGCGCACCTGGGCGTCCTGGCCTCCACCAGCCAGTCCGGGATCGACTTCTTCGAGATCGCGGGGGACGTGCAGGGTGCGCTGGGATCGTCGGAGTTCCGGGTCATCTCGACGGCAACGATCATCCCGCGCGGCATCTTGTCCAGCACCATGGTCCAGGAGGTCAGCAGCGTGATAAGTCTGCCCGCGCTGTCGAACGGATCGACCCCGCAGGTGGAGCACTTCGCCATCATCGGCTCGGGTGACGACGGTGACATGGAGATCGCCGGGATCACGGCCAAGGACGCTGGGGCAGGCACGATCACGCTCCGGCGCGGCATCCTGGACACGACCCCCAAGACGTGGCCCCCTGGCACCCCGATCTGGTTCGTCAGTTCATCGTCCACCTTGTGGGATTTCACGAACCGTTCGGCCTTCGAGGATGTGGGGTTCAAGGTGCTGCCGGTCGCCGTGGGCGGGTCCCTAAGCATCAACGATGCCGTGCTGCGGAACTTCGAGCTTACCGAGCGGCCTCATGCGCCCTTCCGGCCCGCGAACGTGATGCTGGAGGGCACCGCCTTCGGAACCTATGTGGCGCTCGACCGCGAGGCCAAGAGCGTCACCTGGGCGAACCGTTACCGGCAGGGGGAGGATGCTGTCATCCTCGCCTGGAACGCGGCCACGGTCGCGCCGGAGAGCGGACAGACGACGGAAGTGGATGTGCTGAGAGCCAGTGACCGCGCGGTCCTGAACAGCTATACCGGGATCACCGGGACCAGCTTCTCCATACCGAAGACGGCCTGGGATGGTGAGACGCAGGTGATCGTGAAGGTCTATTCGGCCCGAGGCGGCATCCGCTCTATCCAGGCGCACGAGATCAACATGACGCTGCCGCCTCCCGGCTACGGCAAGAGCTACGGGACCTCCTGGGGAGGCTGATAGGAGAACGAGATATGGCTTCGAGAACCCTTCCTGGACTTGGACTCCAAGGCTTCTGGGCATACGAGGAAGACGGCTGGCACGGCGATCCCGGCATGGACGGGAACCTCCGGCGGTTGTCTGCCTTGGCCCAGCTTTCGGTGATCGACAAGGACCTGACGACCGCGCCGGGGTCTCCGAGCAACGGGGACATCTACATCGTGGGGCAAGGCGCGACCGGCACCTGGGCGACCCAGGACGGCAAGATCGCGGTGCGCGACAACGGGGCGTGGGTCTACCTGGACGCGCTGACGGGCCTGATCGCCTACGTCGAGGACGAGGGGGTCTACTACCGCTACGACACGGGCTGGGCGCTTCTCCTGGAGACGATCTCGGCTC